TAATATTTCTGACTCTTCTACAACCAATGGTTGTGTTAATAATTCTTTTGTACTATTCGCATTTACAGCTTCACTTTTGTATATACTAAACACATCTGACCCATTTGTTAAGGTTAAAGTTATACTATCGTTACTGCCACTATCATTTGATATTAGTATTGACCTAAATATACCTCTTGTTGCAGTACCAGCAGTAAATAATGTAGTTACATTTGTTGTTGTTAAATCTAGTTTTGCATTTCTAAAATTATTAGCCATTAAACCAACTTACTGCTTCTGCATTATCTTGTGTTGTTGTACTTGATGTATTTTGTGCTAGGTTTGCTGTTCTTGTTTGTAATTCTATAGCTTGTATCAAGGCATTTGCCCATTGTGTAGAATAGGTATTAGTTGGTGTAGGCATTCTAATTATTGTTGTTGATGGTGCAGAAGGCGTTGTCATCTTAATCCATCCTGTCTAACATTTATTCTAAAATCACCTAGTTGCCAATCATCTTGTGTGCCACTGCTTTCTAGTTTCATAGTCATTTGTCTTGCTCTTGCTCTTGTACTAACTTTTGTAGTCTCATTTGTAACAGTAAAAGCACCCTTAGTTATATCTGGTGAATTAGGATATTTCCTTGTTTTTAATGTAAGTGATAAACTTGTATCGTCTGTTGCAGTTAAGTCTGGTATAATTTTATCCACCATAAACAAATTATCGCCACCTTGTGATATTTCCATTGCAGAACTTTCTACAAAACTATTCATGGCAGACCCATTGTCACTAGTTCCAGTTTCGTGGTCATATAAAATACCAGTCTCATCAAAGGCAAAAGGTACATTCCTAGCACCAAAAGCGTCAGACCAAACAGTTCTATTTAATGTTCCTATAGACCAAGCTAAGTCTTGATAATTAAATGATACATAACTATCAGGTTCTGGATTTGATGTTCCAGCACTATTAGATGTAGATACATAAAACCATATGACTTCATTAAATGCTTTGTTATGACCAACTACAGTTTTATCTATGTAATCTGTTTGCATACGATCAAATACAAAGTGTTGCACTGGGCATGGCAAGTCTTTAACAGTGCCATCATATATAAAGAAATTAGATTTACCCATCCAATAAACTCTATTATCAACTGCCAATAATACGTTCTTACCACCAGCACCACAATTTGTTGCTAATAATCTAAATGAGAATACAAAAGGCGGACCAATAAATGTCATGCCATATAACGCTTCATCAGTTGCTATAATAGTTTCATCTTTTGAACTAACTGCACCTACAATCTTAGTTCCAATCTCTAGCCTTTGATCACCAGCAGTATTTGTCACTGTGGGTTGCCATACTGTAAAATCTTCTTGAGTTGACCATCTAACCAACATTGGATCAATATTACCACTTGATGATATTGGGTCTGCACCTAAAGATAATAAGTGTCTGTCTGGAAACGATATTATAGAAACACTAGTAGTTGTAGGCACACTTGTTGCCCCTGATAAACTAGAAACCAATACTGCTCTATTTGGACTTGATGATGTGTCATAATAATAAATAGCACCACCTCTTACTGTAGCCACTAAATCTTCACCCCATAATGCTAGTGACCATTGTGAATTACTTAGTTTAACATCACTTGCTGAAACTGATCTTGGTGTACCCCATGTACTGGCACCCCATGATCCAGAACCCCATCCTAAAGCTGGATCACCACTCTGTTGCCCTAATCCTTCAACTACACCAATCAAATACTTTATATCTATGGTCGTTCCACCCCCAGCAGAAACAGTGCTAGTTGCTGCAGCCGAAACTGTAATACTGTAGCTATTAGCGTCAATAAATGTAATTTGGTAACCTTCGCTTTGATTTAATGTGTCTGCAGTTACTCCACCAGTTGCAGTGGCAGAATTAATCACTACAAAATCACCATCACTTGCACCATGACTATTATCTGTAACTACCACTGTTGTACTGCCATCTGTGGTGGCAAGTGGATTTGTAAGATTTTCTGTTGTTTTTCTAAGTGGCGTAATATCATAGAGAGCATTATTTTCTAAAATATATAAATGATTGTGAGTGCCTATGGCTATTCTATCTTCGCCATCAGTTATAGCTCTCCAAGCCACCATAGTTCTTGCTATGCCAACAAACGTAGTTTCTGTAGATGTAATAGTTCCTGACGCATCAACTCTTGTGTAGGCTTGTTTTAACCATCCACCTATTTTTTCTGCATAGCCATTTTTAAACCTAATAAGGTTACCATCTATCCAATACGGGCCGTTCTTTCCTGCAGAATATGGCGTAATATCTTTTACTATACCAGGCTTTATTTGCATTAGTTGTAATGGCATTAAGCTACGTTCCTCATTCTCTCACAAAGTCTTTCTGCTCTGTTTGGTACTTGTCTTGCCCACTTACTATCTTCCATCTGTATTGCGGCTTCTATCCAATTTGCATCCATCACTGCTTCATACATTTTACGAAATTTGGTCAATCTTGGGCGGCCCAGATTAAACATCATATTTGCAATAATTCTCTGTGCATCTTCTGGAAGATCATCAAAAAATTCATAAAGTTTTCTACATTCGTCTATGGTTACATCTAAATCTTCTGCAAAAAGCTCATCAACTCTTTCTACAGAAACTGGATCACCAACCTCTAACTCATTTTCTGGGTCTGTAGCTCTACATAAATGACCCACGCCGCAAGTCTTATATCCAAGATGATCATTATAAATTTCGTAAATTACGCCCTCATCTGCTTTAATTTCTTGTTTTAATTTTTCTAAATCCATCTATCTACCTTGCCTACGTTTTACACATTGTACATGACGATAATAAAAGTAATTACCAATTTTATTAAAAAATTTTGATAATTTCAACCATGTCCACATCACTTTTTCATATTCTCTCTGGCTATACCTTTTGTTTTTTCAAATGACCTCATACCACCAAGTCCTAATAATGAAAGGGTCAACGTCATAAGTTCTCCAGTATTAAGCTCTGGAAGCAAAACCTCTGGTGCCCAAACACTAGTTGCCCATTCTGCTATTGGCATAATAAAAAACTGTGTAAATAAACCTAGAGCACATATCCACATTATGGCTGGTCGGGCTCCTGCAACAAATAAGCTAGGGTGTTTGGCTTGTTCTACATTAGCTTGTATTTGACCTTTAGCCAGTTCCTGTGCGTGTTTCTGTGCAATCGTAGCTAAGTCATGTGCCAATTTATTCTTTTGATCTTTGTCCTCAATAAATTTGCCAAGAAGATTTGATACTGGCCCGATTAATGCAGTCAACATTATTTTTCACCTTTTTTTGCCATTTGATTAAATCCTATAAAAGACCCAATAATACCCATATTACTTAGCACCCATATTTCTGCTATGCCTGATAAATGATCAATTCTTTCCATAGGCAGTAATGGTGTCATTAACACAACTATAAACAAAGTAACAGATAACGCAGAGAACCAAACTAAGTATCTTTGCTGATCTTCTTTTTTGTCTCTGTTTTCTAAAAGAATAAGTTTTTCTCTCATTTCAAATTCAGAATCACTTATTACGTTGTCACCATTAGTGTCGAGTTTTTCGTATTTAGACCCTTTTTGTAATCTTTTTGTCATTGTAGCATCTCATTTAAACCAAATACTTCTAACAACATAAAAGTAAAAAACAACATTAATATTCCACCAGCTATAAGTTTACCACTGAAGTTTGTTGATCCTATTTTTATAGCTACAAATTCATTACCTAATATTCTAAGGGAAAGCTCAAAAGAATTGTTACTCATATCTAGATTAATTATTTTCTTTTTTTCTTCTGTCATTAGTACACCTTTACTTTTTTGGGGTCTACCTTTGGCACTAATTTGCATAAACATTGATATGTTTGCTCATCCTTACCTTTAACAATCGTTTGATTATGTAATCTTTTTTTATAAGACAAACAATTATTTACATCTTTAAAATACACGCCACCTTCTATTTGCAATCCTAAATAACACACTAGCATGAAGGCAGTCATTACCTTACTAATAAACCTATCAACATAACTATAGCAGTACCAGATGTTGCAATCATAATATGCTCCATCCTTTTTATTCTTAATATTGTTTCTTTCCAGCGTTCATCACTTACAGCAAGGTGTTTTTCTAGTTTTACATGAACATCTTGTAGAGTTGGTTTAGCCAACTTCTTTATCCTCTTGCTTATTCATTGTTTCTTTTAATGATGCTATTAATGAATTAGTGAAGCTAGTTTGAGCCACAGATACTTGATCTAGTTGAAATCTAAGTTGAGTTGATTTAGCTTGTAAATCTTTAATTTGAGATATTAAATATTTTTGCGTTTTATCTAATTCTTCTTCTTTGTATGAATTGCCATCCAAAGTAAATATATTTTCATCAGACATTACCAAGATACTCCTTCTTTAATATTTGGGGATTTATTTTCAGCTATTTGTGCTTTTATATCATTTTCAATTAATTTTAATTGGTCATCACCAATTTTTTCTTTTATCCAACTAATTGCCTTTGCTTCTGTAATATCATCAAATTTAATAAATGGCTGACTGCCAAGCTCAAGATCAACTTGACCTATTCTTGCACCAGTATTGCCATTACTGTCAGATTCATATGCTTTCCATGTTATTCTAGTAACAACATCAGATTTATCTCCTTGAGTTGCATCTCTTAACATTCTTTTAATTTGCCATGTTATTGCCATTATGCACTCTCCAATGCTGTTATTCTTGCTTCTAATTCCTGTATGGTCTTCACGAGTAAAGGCACAATTTTAGATTGATCAATGTTTTGATATACATTTTCTGTTTTCGTTTTTGTCCAAGTTTGACCATCTTCTTTGGTAGATTCGAGAACATTCTCAGACAATATATTTCCATTCGCATCTTTGATTGTACCTAAATCTTGTGTTCCATCTTTTTCGCCAGTAATTGCTTCAGGCACAACACTTGAAACCTGGTGAGCTAAAAATCCATCAACAGTAGTATCTGCATCTGATATAAAGTTAAATCTACAAGGCTTTAATTCTTTTATTCTTGATGTTGCATCAAAATCATAATTTACATTTTCTTTGAGCCTGTAATCAGAGGAAGTGTTAAATGCAGTTGATGAACCAGTAACTGAAATAGTACCTACAAGAGTTCCATCTCTACGAAATGTCATAACATTTCCATTATCACCAGTTCTGTTAGAAGTAAGACCAGCATCTCCATTAGAACTAAATTGAGATGTACCATTGTTACCTATTCTTACACCATTGGCAGTTCCTTCAGCAGGGCTTTGGTCTGTAGTTCCTACAAGAACATTTCCACCATTTGGATTTAAAATAAGAGTACGATAGGCTACGCCATAATCTGCTGTTTGAATCCAACCATAGTTATCATCAACAATACCAAATAGCATTCTTGTATCGGCAATAACTCCAGTTCCAGTAGTAAGTGCTAAAATGCCAGTGGTAAGACCTCCAACATTAGATCCACTTGCACCTACAACTGTTAGTGATTGAGCTGGTGGAGCTGTTGTACCAATCGCAACTCTATTGTTACCTGCATCAACATATATCATTCCTTCATTGTCATTTGATTCGACACGAAAGTCTATGTCTGCACTATCTTGATTAAATACAATCGAATTATTAACTAATTGTAGACACTCTGCACCACCTGCATGAAAAGTTAGATTATCATTACCTTCCCATTGTATTCCAGTATTTCCATCACTAGCACCATATATATTCCTAACATAAATATCTTGATTAAAAGTTGCATCACCTGCCGCAGACATATCTAGTGTAAGAGCAGTTATTGCAGTACTACCATCAGTTCCCTTAAAAACAATGTCCTCATCTGCTATTGAAGCATATATACCTAAATCATTACTAGTCTTTGCTATTAAACCAAATTGTGTACCACCATCTTTTAGTATTATACTACCACCATCTGCATCAAGAGTAATGTCTCCTGCTACATCTAGAGTTAAATCACCATTAAGAGTGGCTATAGTTCCATTTGTGCCATCACTTGAAAGCATAAGGTCAGCACCAGCACCAAATTGCATATTATTATTATCAGCTACTTTTAGGTCGTGATTAAATATAGCAGTTCCAGCATCTGACATATCAAGAGTAAGAGCAGTTACACCACTACCATCATCATTGCCTTTTAAAATTATATCTTTATTTGAAACACTACTTTGAATTACAAAATCACTTGAATTATTTTGAAGCAAACCAAATTGTGTTGAATCATCTACAAGCCTTATATCACCACCATCGGCATTTAAAAAAATATTTCCTGCCACATCTAGTGTAAAATCACCACTAGATAAATCTATCTCTGTGCCATCTATGGTTATGTTATCAACTACTACTCCTGCATTAGCAGTAACCACACCTGTAACACCCAATGTGCCACCTATTGTAGCATCATCTGTTACTGTAAGGTCATCTTCAACTTTCAGATCAACAACATTTAAGGAAGCAAAGGCATCTACAACTGCTGCACCACTTCCAGCACCATCTAAGTAAACTGCTTTTGTATCTCCAGGAGGTATTGTTACATTTGCACCAGACCCTTGACTTATTATTATGTTTTGTGACCCACTTGTACCATTTTCTATAAAGTGCAATCTATTAAGTGTGTTTGGTGCTATTGTAATTGTACAAGCACTATCGAGAGTTCCAGTGTACTTTATGTACATTGCTCTAGCTGGGTCTGTTGCTCCATCTGCTACTGTGCTTGTATGAGTATCAGCATTTGTTGTTATGGCTTCTGTGCCAAACCCAAGTGCTTCACCAATCAATTCCAGGTTTGTGTTGGTTACTGTTCCCCATGTACCACTGGCATCACCAGTAGCCATTTCATTAAGTCTAAGGTCGTTTACATAAGTTGAAGCCATATCAATCTATCCTTATTATTCCAGATGTTCCTGCGGCTGGTAACACAATTTCAAATGTACCCCCTGCAACTGTAAAATCTCCTCCAAATGCTAAAACTGCTATTGCTTTATCACCATTTGTATCATTGTATATCAAAGCACCATTTGCAGTAAAGGTTGCAGAAGTCCATGTGGGATTGTCGCAATCAAAGTGAGCAGTTGTTCCTGTTGTCGTAACAGCTTTATTAGTTAGTGTTTCACCACCTGCCGTATATCCAGTGCCACTTATTTCATTTGAGGTTGAGTAAGCAGTTGTCCCAGCACCTAAACTTGCTGAACTTGTGTACAGTGCTATTTTAAGTGTATCTGCGATTAAGTCGTGCCCTTCATCTAATAATTCAACTTTAAAAGATGTACACATTGCTTGTGATATTGCCATTTATTTTCTCCTTATATTCCAGCGTTATATTCTGCTGTGTAATTTCTTGCCATCTCTTGTTGAAACAATGCTATAGCTTCATCAAATTGTGCTTTGTACAATGATAGCGTTTCTGAAGCCTTTAGGAAAGCACTAGTTTCATAAAGTGCTGCAGCCAGTAAGACATTTTCTGCATTATCGCCTATCCAAGTTGTCGAGTTGCTGGAGGATAATCCTGTAACAGGAGCAACAAAATCAACTTGGTAGGCTAAAGTTGCACT